AGCCTTTATTATTTGTTTATCTTTATCAGTCCCTACCGCTTCCCCGTTACGAATATTCAGACTACTATTACCAGTTACAAATAATGCTTTCGGCATTTTAGTATATTTCTTATTTGCTTGTATAAACCTAGTACAAGCGCCATCCATTTGATTATGAATATTATCCTTGGAAACATCTATTCCAAATACAAACTTCACTTTAGACCGAATCCATTTTGACATATCGCCTGCCTTACCTACCGCATAATCAATTAACGTATCGTCTCGACTAGATACACCGGTTATTAAACTATTCTTTACAAATAAATTGTGAAAATCACGTAACCCTTGTGTGCTAGTTTCATCAGTTGAACGATTATAATACACATCATTACGTTCATACTCGGGTAAATTTTCTCCGGTTGAAATCATAAATTCTGTGATTGGTTGGTGAATAGAATGCCAGTTATTATTAGCAACATGATAAGCATTTCCGTAATTTTTTAATCCAGCACGAAGTTCAGCGGTTTTATCATATCGTACACGTAATGGTACCCATCGCCACCCATCCTCATTATTTAATTCATATTTGAACTCTACTATCATATCATCTTCAAAATATTCCTTTTCTTCGGTCATCATATACATATTAGTTTCTTCTCCTTTTAATACAATATTACATAAATGGGCTTTTTCATCATACGGATTTGTTGGCTGAAAAGGAACTGGTTTATATGAGTCCTCATTATCTATATCCTGTGGCGAGGGTAATTTATCATTTAATATATCTTGACATGGGTTCAGATATCCATGTTTACGTTCATCAAATCCACATCTTAATATGAGGGTCTTGTATTGAATAACTTCTTGGTTTCCTTCCAAATTACGTCCTTCTTGGAACATATGATGTATTTCATCTCGTCCGGTTTTGTCTTTCTTCACCGAGACTAAGAAATCAATTGTGTTGAATTCGGCGGGCTTCCATTTAAATGATTTATCCCACGTTGACTTATATAATGGTCCAGGTTGTCCGTTCACTCGGTCGCCGCCTATTGGTAGGTCCATTGGTGTAAAAATTAAACCATCCGTGTTATATTCAAACAATCCGTCATTAATATCTGATAATTTTTTAGAACATGCGTTGAATATTGTCCCATAGTCAGAAGATGAATTGAAACCTTTACATTTAACCATTAAATCATTAGATTGTTTATTTTGGTTAGGTTGGATTTCATCATTCGTCGAGGTTTCTAGAATTGAAATAGGTTTTAATAACTCGATTAATTCATTCAATAATTCTAACCGAAATTTCTTTGATATAACCTCTCCTTGTTCTTGTTTTTCGTCGGCGGTGTCTTCAGTTAAGTACCTTATAAATGGGTATTCGCGTACGGATTTGCCATTAATATAATATATATCAAACCCTGCAAATAAGTTTAAGTATTTCCCATATTTGTCTTCTCGAATATGTTCCCCGTCTAATAAACTATTGAATATTGTTTTTTCGTTTGTTTTTGAACCCGTAAAAATGACATTCATGTTTGTATCGATTAAATATATTTTTCCGTTGCTAGCTATATATAATAGTTTACGTTCACCGTCTGCCTTTTCAGTAACACAATAATTATCTCGGATACTTACTATAGTGGTATCTTCTTTAGATTCGATAATGTTTTCAAGCTGTAACGTAAATGAACCCGGACCTATAAAATCTTTTGGATATATACGTTTATAGTTATAGTCTGCGCCACGAATCATCAACATATATGAACGCAAAATATTATCTTGTTCGCTATACGAAATCGGATATTTACTTTCTTGTAACCCACTAAGGACTATACGAATACATTTACGTAAATCATTCATCAAAGTACGTATATTATCGTATGATGTACCTGTACCTACTTTTGTATTGTCTATCTCTAACTCGATTTCATATGTTTCTTGACCGGTAAATACTTCCGCTTCTTGAACTGTATATTGGGGAACCGGGATGCGATTCATGCGCTTCGAGCTTTTCACAATACTTAAATCAGCAAATATGGGGTATTCGTCATGGTAAAATCTTACACGATTCATAGAACGAAATAGTTTTTTAGAATCCGTCCATTTAGATATTATGTTTCTAGCTAATCCTGATTGTGTATTGTAGTCTTGTTCGGTTTGATAAGACACTCGAAAGTTGAAATCTTCCATATCCAATTTTTTAATATATTCGCCGTTTTTATTCATTGCGGACATCTTCTGTGTAAATTTTATCTTATTAAATAATGTAGACGGCATATCGATAACCTTTTGAATATTGTTAGTACGACAATACTCTTGAATTAAATCTGTCCCTACTATTTCAGCACGCACATTTGATATTTTTATTTGTCCGGTACGATTATCCGCATACTCATTTTGGATACGTAAAATTTGAGTACCTCGACTATTTTCAGGTTTGAATCCATACGCATAGAGTTGTTTGACTACATTGTCATAATTCATTTTATTAATCGGTCTCGCAATATTAGGATTCGTACCAAAACGAATTTCTAATTCACTTATCTGTCGGTTTAAACCGAGCATAGGGTTACTTTCTAAATAATGACCTACAATACGTTCGAACTCTTCCCTCTTTTGTTTTTGAGTACGCTGCGATTGTTCGGCATTACCTCCCATCTTGAGCGATTCCGTGTTCGTATTTTCGGACATAATATAATATATATAAATCATATATTATTTTATATCTCTTTCAATTTTGTATCTTTACTCCCATCGAATTTTATTATACACCAGTTCATACAATTCTTGTTTTTTGTATTTTTTGTCATTGTCTAGCAAATCGAATTTTCTTGCTTGTTCCATAAGTTCGTCTATTTTGTAATTTGAAATAGTCTTCAATGGTCTCAAATAACTTTCTAAACATATCATTCCTTCCATATCCAAACATTTGTCTGTGGTAAGTGCCTCTATATCCACACTATATGTATTATACCTTTCACGATAAATTGCATATGTTGGTAATTCTACGTCTGAATCTGAAATTAATTTAATATATACCCCTTTGTTGTTATCTATTATATACACATTTATCTTGTAAAGTACACATAACCCCATAGCCATATTGTAATTAATGGCTTTTGTTATACTCATCAGGTCGGATGTTAATTCTTGAATAGCAACATTAGTAAACTTGAAATTTGTATTTTTCATACAGGTTTTATCTTTCTGTATTTTGTCAATCACCTGACTCTGGATTTCGAGTTGTTTGACTCGATGATTACGAGTAATTTGTTGAAAATCGTTATATCCATAATTAATAATATATAAACACCAAAATAAACTATCGATTAAACATGGCCGAATACGCTCTGGTTGAATTGATTTTGGTTTTGGTTTGAATAAAAATGGATTTTTTAATATAAGAGCCGGAGTATCCTCTAATGTATCTATTGGGACTAATACGTGGGTCGATTGGTCTGTTTCTTGTTGTACAAGAGTAGCTCTATTGGTTGTATACATATGTGGATTTATCATCTTAATTATTTGTGACAATTCAATCGGTGGATTGTCATAAAAAAATAACTGTGTATATAAGTCTGTCATTGGGTATCGTATCTGTATACTAACATCTATATCTCTTTATCTTCTTTATAGTTGTTACTTTATAGAATGGTATGATATAAGGTTATTACCCGACTCTTGTTCTGATATTATGGTCTTAAACTCTTCCTTTTGGAATTCTATAGTTTGAAGTGTTTCATCTTGTTCTTCAACATACTCTATGTATCTAGTTAATTGGTCTATCACTTCACTTGGTAAAAATGACATGTTTACAAATATTCCGCTTTTATTTTCATTCAGTTTACATAGATTTTTAGATAGTATTTTTAAAATCTCTATCTGATGAAATTTATTTAATCCTTCTATCTTTATTTTTAAAGCATCTATTTTGTTTACGCCGACGGAATCCATTATAGAATAATACTAGTAAACTTTATATGATTTACAAATACTATTCAATTGTTTCTTTATGTATCACGGTTTCTTTCAGAATATTATGTATAATTTTATTCTCAAAACGTTCATCTTCTTCTTTACCGTACCCACCTAACGAAGCTTTTGTATATTCGAAGAATTTATTGCATTCGGGCGTATCTAATATATCATAATTGGGGTTATCTTCTCTCCATGAGTGTACTAACACTTTATTCTTGTCAGCAACTATCCGAATGGCTTTACGTAAATGTGTTTTATTTTCATCTTCTTTCTCCCATTTATCAGAATCTTTTACATAAACTGTTTCTCGCTTTATATCAGTACAATGAATAGGTCTTATATGTGGTTCCATATCACGTATACGTTCCACCATGATATTTGAGATACCTTTTACATATCCTACTTCACCTGTATTTATAAAATCATTTATATTAAGCTCTATCGATTGAATAAAGTCATTCAAATTGATAGCATCTTTACATGTCTCATTCAAGAATACATTCAGATTGAACCGATTGTTATTGGTCGTATTGTTAGTCGTAGTATTATTAATTGTATTGTTAGAATTCTTTGCTAAATCAATAACTAGCTTATGTAATTCTTTATTTTGTTTCAATAACTCGACTATAATATTTGTGTCAATTGGTTGAGATATATTGGATGATGTACATTCTATATCAATCTTCTTGATATTACATGACTTCCTATGAAAATGTAATCCTTGTCTATGCTTATATTGTCGACCACATTCACATATAAATTGTAATGGGGGTTTTGGGGTATTTTCGACATTATTTATCATTAATTTATGTTTTGTAGTAGATAAATGACGATTATAATCCTTTTTATTACTGCTTTTAAACTCACATAGATGACAGTTGAATTTACATGGGGTTTTATGGGTAAATTTCGTCTTCATCGTATCTTCGCAACTAAAAATTGTATTATTTGTTGTTTCAGATTGTTTCATTTTGAGATGTCTTGGTCGTTTATTATGTTCTTCTTGCAATTTACGTGTATTAAAATGGACCCGACATGAATTACAATACAATACCTCTTTGGGGGGATTTATGATAAATTCCTTTTTTGGTTTTGGGGGAGGTAACGGTTCAATGCTGTTTAGTGTAGCCTTGTATTCTTCAAAATAGTGTTGTTCTTGTTTCTTCGCGGAATATAAATCTTCACAATTATGGAATGCAATTATTTCCATGGTCCAATTATCCCAACCCATATTGTCTCGTATAATCTTATATACTTTACAATTATAGTTCGCATGCTTTGTATTTATACAGCCTTGTTTGTGTGCGTGTTTTCTCTGAACGAAGTTAGTAGTATGACCTATATATAATTCTTTTACCGAAGGGTCTTTACAATAAATCTTATAGAATATAGTATTGGAATAATCAATCTTAACCTTAGGCATCTTATAATAATCTTATATAAAAAACTTTATATTAGTTATATGTTAAGATATATCAAAGTATTTTTCTATATAAGTATATCAGATGTATGGTAACACTTTTTCAAATAAAAATATCATACGACCGCATACCAATAACAAACCGTTTTTTTGAAGGGAATTTTACGAAACTATTTTGACAAAATCGAAAACGGACATTTTATAATTGTCCATTTTTTATTTTCATCGTCAATTCTTTTTCACTTTTTTAGAAAAAATATTCAGAATAAAAGTATTACATTGTATGATTCAAGACCATTTTTTACGTGAACTGTAAATACATTGTTTTTCTATTTGTTTTTTTCTAATATCATCTTGTCTTAATTTGTGTTTGTGTTGGTCTAAATTAATTTTATTTATTGCTCTTTCTATAGTATTTTCATACCTTAGATGAGCTGGCAAATTAGATTCTTCAACCTTATATAATTCTATATCTTTGTAATGTTGGTCTATAAGAATTTTTCTATATTTTGGGTCAGTCCCAGTTAGGTCTAGTTGCATGACTCCTTTGTAGCCATCAATAATATTTGGATTCATTTCAAATAATATAGTATTACTTGAAATGTTATGGACGTTATCAATTTTACCCTTTTTACATCTTCATTGTTTATGCCACTGGTTCTAGTTTAATATTATTTTGGGTCGCCTCAGCGGCAGCTTTCTCAGCGGCAGCCTTCTCAGCGGCAGCCTTCTGAGCCGCAGCCTTCTCCGCAGCAGCCTTCTCAGCGGCAGCCTTCTCCGCAGCAGCCTTCTCAGCAGCAGCCTTCTCAGCAGCAGCCTTCTCAGCAGCAACAGCGGCAGCAGTTCTTCTGGGTCTACCTTGTGCGGACATTAAAAAATTAGCCATTATATATGAATTATACATAATAGATAGATA